ACAATTCCTGAATCTAGGCAGTACCAGATTCAGGTTCTTTCCAAGGGCAAATTCAAGGCTGTGAAGAAAGACCAGGCCGCCTAAGCGACATCCCTGCCCACCGATCCATCGAAGCCAGATTAAAAGAGAGCAGTCCTCATGGAAACGTCCAGTCCAAGACACAGCGCGCAAACCCGTGACCAGGTGCTTGTTGCGCACGCGGCAAACCAGATCGCCCGTACCAGCCTGAGTCAGGACGATTTCGCCCAAGCGCTGAGTCGCGAGCTGCACTCGGCATGCCCAGAAAAGGCTACAGCCAAAGAGGTACCGGACTTCGGTGCATTGACCGAGCAGAACGATGTTGGTGAGTTCGTGAAGGCTACTGGCCGCTGGCTGAAGCGCGTTCAGCGTTGGTTGTCCGGCGATCAAGACATGCCGTCCTGGCTTGAAGAGTCGTGGGTGAGTGCGCTGGAGCCTGAATTCCGCGATCACTGCATCAACGAACTGGCCGGCCGCCATGGACTGATCGGCGCCCGACAGATGACTAGCGACCAATGCGCGAACAAAAGCTTTGGTGCGCTGATCCGCGCTTTAGGCGATGTGATCGATACCGGTAGCGACGTCTTTGACGATCAGGTGATGTGCGAGGCGGATTTGCCGCAGCTGCCGGCGTTCGCCAAGCAATGCCGGCAGGTTGAAGCGCGAGCAGGGGAGTTGGGGCGGAAGGCCGAGGAGCTGCTCGACAAACACCGACCGAAACTGAAAATCGCCTGAATCCCGGGCACAAAAAAGCCGGGATTGCGCCCCGGCTGATTCATTACCACTCGATGAGGCCGATTATGCAGAGCCAACCTAATTCAAGCAATACCCCGAACAATGTCGCGACACGTTTTCATAATTCGCAAAACGTGTCGCGTAATTATGCGCTTTCTTATTTGGTCAGGAAGGCCTGACATGCAATACACCGTCACGATAAACCAGGTGAAGGCGCTGGAGTGGGGGCTGAACTCTCAGCAAGCCCTGCTGTTCGCTTTTGTCTATGAGAGCCCGAGCTGGGCCAATCCAATCAAGACGGATACCGGAATCTACTTTGCGCTGAGCAAGAGCAAGATCGTCGAGGAGCTGCCTCTGCTCACTGACAAACCGGACACCGCCTACCGCCTACTGAAAGCCCTGCGTGATGCCGGTCTGATCGAGCTTTCCAGCACGTCGAGCATCACGCTGATCCGTCTGACTGAGAAGGCCAAAGAGTGGAACCGCAAGCTGGATGGGTCGGAAAAATATCCGACCTCTGATGCTATTGATGGTCGGAAAAAAATCCGATCTACCGCGGATAAATCTCCGAGCAAGGTCGGAAAAAAATCCGATGCAGGGTCGGAAAAATCTCCGACAAATCAGGGTACCAATAATCAGGGTACCAATCAGGAAACCAGTAATCAGGATTTGCAGGACGGTACCGGCAAGCCGGCCCAGTCCCGCGGCTTGGTGCTGGTGGTTGACCGCACCGAGGCGCCACGGGTTGAAATCCCCGCCGACATGCCGGGACCCAAAGACCAGACGTGCAAGACGTTCAAGACCTGGGCGAATTACGCCATGGCTTACCGCAAGCGCTACGGCGCCTGGCCGGTGTGGAACGCCAAGGTCGGTGGCCAGCTCGGTCAGCTCGTCAGCCGCCTTGGTGCTGATGTCGCCCACCACGTCGCCGCGCACTTCCTGAAAACCAGCGATGCCTCCGTCCTGCGCAAGTGCCACAGCCTCAACGAACTGCTGGCGAATGCCGAGAGCTACCACACCCAGTGGGTCACTGGTCAGCGCATCAACGGGACCACGGCCCGCCAAATGGAGCGTACCGAGGCGAACCTCTCCGCAGCAGAGCAGGCCGCTCAGCTCGTTCTGGCCAAACGCCAGGCAGGAGAGCGCAATGAATACCTCTGAAATGTCGGACGCCCAAGTTGCAGGTCTGGCAGCGGCCATCTGTGCCACCGCTGAAGCGATGGGTCAGGAGATCAGTCCAGGCACCGCCGCTTTGATGGCTGAAGACTTGTCGGTTTATCCGGTCGCCATCGTTCGTGACGCATTGAAGTCGTGCCGCAACGAAGTGAAGGGCCGGCTGGCAATGGTCGAGATCCTTTCGCGGGTGCAACTCAAGGATGGCCGGCCTGGGAAGGACGAGGCGTGGTCGATTGCTCTTACCGCAGGCGATGAATCCGAAACAGTCGTGATGACCGCCGAGATACGCCAGGCGATGGTTGCCGCACAGCCGATCTTGAGTCGCCGGGACGTGGTCGGTGCCCGGATGGCCTTCAACAGTGCTTACGAGCGTCTGGTATCCGCAGCCAGGTCCGAAGCCAAGCCGGCCACTTGGAATGTTTCCCTCGGACTTGACCCNGCGCGCNGGGTCACAGCGATCGAGTCGGCAGTCCGTATGCAACTGATCACTCAGCAGGCTGGAANCCAATATCTGGCCTCTCTTCGCATCGCACCCATCACTACTGATGGCCAGGCTATCGCCGGGCTGCTCACTGGTTCCGAAGCAAAGCCCTCGCCGCACCTGCGCGAGAAGCTCGCTGAAGTGCGCCAGATCGTCGATGCGGCGAAGGCCCGGCAGAAGCGCGAGCGACTCAAGAAGGCCCAGGCAGATCGAGTCGACACATATCTGCGCAAGCGCAAGTTCCGAGCGGCTATCGCAGCAGCACAACGCAAGGAGACATTCTATGGCTGAACTCGCATTGATCCGCACAGCCCAGGGCCTAGTGCCAGCCACCGAAGCTGACCGTGAAACAGTCCAGAAGTGGAAGGCTGGCCAGATCATCCACGGCAAGTTCACCCGCATGCGCAACGGCAAGTTCCACGGCAAGTTCTTCTCGATGCTCGATCTGGCTTGGGAGTACTGGGAGCCAGTTGGTGGCCTGATCCCGCGACAGGAGATGCGCGGCATTCAGGGGCTGGCCAAGTTCTTCGAAGCGCAGAGCGGTAAACCGGGGCAACTGTCGCACGCGGTCGCCGCGTACATCACCGGCCTCGAGTCGGTTCGTGCTGAGCGTTTCCCGGTGGTAGACAAGAGCCGAGAAGCCTTCCGTGAATGGGTGACGATTGAGGCCGGCCACTTTCACTTGGTGCACACGCCCGAAGGAATCCGAAAGGAGGCCAAGTCGATCAGTTGGGCAAACATGGATGACACTGCTTTCGAGCCGCTTTATCGCGACGTCTTCAACGCCTGTTGGCGGTTGGTGCTGTCTGCACACTTTGAGAATGAAGCTGACGCGCTTTCTGCTGCTGATCAGTTGGGGAGTTACGCATGAGCCTCGCCAGAAAGCATCCGCGTCCGAAGAAGTGCAAGAACCCAACCTGCGGCATCAGCTTCCCGCCGCAGCGCCTGGGGCAGGCCGTGTGCAGTCCCAAGTGCGGTCTGGCCATCAAGGACGTGAATCAGGAGAAGGCGCGTAAGTCGCTGGCCCAGATCGAGCGCAAAGAGATCAAGGCCCGCAAAGAGAAGCTCAAGAGCCGGGCCGATCACATGCGGGAAACACAGGTTGTGTTCAACGAATGGATTCGCCTGCGTGACGCCGCGCTGCCGTGCGTGAGCTGTGGCCGTCACCACGAAGGTCAATACCACGCCGGGCACTACCGAACTGTGGGAGCGAACCCTGAGCTGCGCTTCGAGCCGCTCAATGTCTGGAAACAGTGTGCTCCGTGCAATAACCACCTGTCCGGCAACTTGGTGAATTACCGGATCTCGCTCCTACAGAGAATTGGCGCTGCCAACGTTGATTGGCTTGAGGGCCCGCATGAGGCCCAGCGCTACACCATTGAACAACTGAAGACCAAAAAGTCCGATTACCGGGCACTGATCAGGGAATTGAAGGGGGCAGCAGCATGATCTATCCAAGCGTACTGAATGCGGTTGTTTCGGCTCTCGCTGCCGAAGCCATCGACAACACCAGCAAGCAGGCATGGCAGAAGCTGTACAACTCTGCCGATGAGGAGGAGGGCGGGGATCTGGCGACACTGGTTCGCTCGCGCGGCACCGACACCATCGATCGCACACAAGTGGATTGCTGGGTATCTGCTCGACTGCACCGCGCGCTCGAACC